GGTGGAGCCCTGCCGACATCAAGGCGGATCTTGGCCTCACGGGCCAGGATGCGTCCCTGTATGTCGCTGGCGGCGGCATGTCCTCGACCGGCACGGCGGCATGGACGATCAAGACGGGCGCATTGCCGTCCACTTGCTCGCTCTCTGACGATACGCAGCCGCGTTATCGCATGCTGACGGCGAAGATCATTTCCGGGTCTTCGTGCGTGACTGCAATCATCCGTGGCTCGATCACGTATGTGGTCGGCACGGGTCGATCTGGACTGTAACGACTGCGGGGGCGGGCAATCACGCTCGCCCCCAACTTCAACCACGGTGCCTTATGCAATTCAGGAAGCTGCAAGACGTTCTGGAAGAGGGGATCGAATACCACGCCAAGGCAATGGAGGACCTTTCGCTGCTGCGAAGCGAGCGGGTCGAACTCTATCGCAAGGCAGAGTTCTGCTACGACCACGTCTTGAGTTACCAGCCTGATGCACCGATTACTTTATCCAATCTCGGCGCGCTCTATGCCGAGTTGGGCAAATACGGCATAGCCATTGCGCTCATCACGCGGGCCTATGAGTTGGACCCGTCATGGGACAACCTGAATGCCCTTGGCGCTGCCTACAAGCGGGCGCAACACATTGAAAAGGCGCGCGAGATACTGAAGAAGGCTCTGGAAATGGAGCCGAACAACAAGTTGACGCTTCACAACCTGTCAGGCTGCTACATCAACGAAGGCGAGCCGGAAGAGGCTATGAAGTACGCCCTGAAGGCCCTGGAGCAAGACCCGGACAATCCAAACTTTGCGCTCAATGCCAGTTTTGCGCAGCTTGAGATGGGTGACTTCGCGAACGGGTGGGACAATTACGACAAGGGCCGCGCCCTTACGACATGGGCCGCGCGAGATTACGGCAACGACATCGGACGATGGAATGGCGAGCCGGGGCGGAACATCATCGTATACGGGGAGCAAGGTGTCGGGGATGAAATCCTCTTCGCCTCATGCATTCCTGACCTTCTGAAGATTTCCAAGTCGGTGATCATCGACTGCCACCCGCGTCTGGTGGACATCATGAAGAGGGCATTTCCCCAGTGCGTTGTGCATGGCACGCGCAAGGAGGAGTTCATATCATGGGATCCGAAGGAGTCGGGCGCGGATTGCAAGGTTCCGATTGGTGCCTTGCCGAAGTTCTTCCGGCGCGACCTCAAGTCATTCCCGAAGGTCGCCAACTACATCAAGGCAGACCCGGAACTGGTGAGGAAGTACAAGAAGCCGGGGCTTCGCATTGGCCTGTCGTGGGCTGGCGGGACCAAGATGACGAATGTTTCCCACCGCTCCGTCAACCCGGAGGACCTGGGGCCATTGCTGACCGTCCCCGGCATTGATTGGGTTAGCCTGCAGTACACCGCCAAGGCGGGGGAAGAGGTTGACAAGATGCGCAAGCTGTTCGGCTGCAGCATCGAACACGATGACGCGATGAATGCGGACCTGAACGAACTGTTCGGCTGCGTTGCGGGCCTTGACCTCATTGTCACCGTCTGCACCAGCGTGGTGCATTTCGCGGGGGCAATGAACAAGAAGGCCATTGTGATGACGCCCATCAAGTCCGCATGGCGCTACATGGTCAGGCCCATGCCGTGGTATCCGCAGCATGAACTGATTGTGCAGCAAAAGCCGGGTGAGTGGGGCGATGTCCTGCAGACCATACGCGGCAAGCTGATGGACATGACAAAGGCGAGGGCTGCGTGAGCGGCAAGAAGCGCCCCCTTAAGTATTTCATAAGGGGTCGCTCGCTGGAGCCTAAAACGGTTGGCTGGCGCACCATCTGCGAGGTTCACCGCAACATATTGAAAATCGTTGATGACGAAATAAAGCCGAAGGACGAGGCCCTGGCTGCGCGTCTCTCTGACCTGGTCGAGGAGTGTTATGATCTCGGCAAGCGCATGGACGCCAAGTTGCGGGAGAATTCGGTCGATTACATGTCACAGGTCTATATCAAGAACTCAGGCAGGTGATTGCACACATGAAGACACACAAGCGCCCCCTGCAATACTTCATCAGGGATAAGTCCCTTGAGCCCGCAAAGAGTGGCTGGCGCACCATCTGTGAGGTTCAGCGGCAGTTGCTGAAGATGGTGGATGACGAATTGAAGCCAAAAGACCCGGAACTGGCATCCAAGTTCACGACGCTGATCGAGGAGTCATATGACCTCGGCAAGCGGATGGACAGGCGACTGCGCGAGTTCAACGGGCATTACATCCAGGATGTTTATGAGCAAATCCAACCTGATTAGCGACGAATACAAGCAACTGCAGATCAAGACACACGAGGATAACCCGGAGTGGGGACGGGCGGCTCAAGCCAATGCTTCTGCCATCTTGAAGTTCTGCAAGGATAACGGCTTCAAGAAAGTTCTCGACTACGGATGCGGCAAGCAGAGGCTTAGGGATGCCTTGGCCCCCCACGGCATTGAGGTGTCGGGCTACGATCCCGGCATTCCGGGGCTGGACGTGTCGCCACCGCCACATAACCTCGTGGTCTGCATTGATGTCCTTGAGCATATTGAGCCTGAGTACCTTGACGACGTCTTGCAAGACATCAGGCGTCTGACGAAGAAGATTGGCATTTTCACGATCTCGACACGACCTGCCGAAACGATTTTGGCAGACGGCACGAATGCACACCGGATCATAGAGCCGTCAAGCTGGTGGCTGGACCGGCTTTGCCGGGTTTTCAGCGTCCATATGTTCACCCGCGAAAAGGACGGCTTCGGAGTGCTTGTGCAATGAAGATATACATCGGCTACGACGATCGCGAACAGACAGCCTACGACGTTTGCAAGCATTCCATATTGAAGCGTGCGAGCATCCCGGTGGAAGTCATTCCGCTGATGCACAAGCCCTTGAGGAACTCTGGGCTGTTCAAGCGGCCGTGGAAGATTGACGCTCTTGGGCAGTACATCTGCGAAGTGGACGGGCGTCCTTTCTCGACGCAGTTCAGTCATTCAAGGTTCCTCGTGCCGGAACTGGCGCGGCTCACGGAAACGGAATGGGCAGTCTTTGTCGATTGCGACTTCCTGTTCCTTGATGACGTGAAGAACCTCTTTGACCTCCGAGACCCGTCCAAGGCCATCCAGGTCGTGAAGCACAATTACAAGGCGGATGGGATGAAGATGGATGGCTGCATCCAGCAGTCCTACAACCGGAAACTCTGGTCGAGCCTGATGCTGTTCAACGTGAATCATCCGGCCCACGACAAGATGACCCACAACGAAGTGAACGAGTGGGATGGGCGGGAACTGCATCAGTTGAAGTGGCTTGATGACAAGCACATCGGGGCGCTTCCTGAAGCATGGAACTGGATACCGAGCCACTCTAAGGGAAGCCCGTCTGCCGTGCATTATACGGAAGGGATGCCCTTCATGCCTGGATATGAGTGCGAGCCCTATGCGGCCGAGTGGGTCAGGGAGCTGGCGGGCATGCACCATCCGAGCATGAAGCTATGAGGCGACGACAGGCATTGGCCGCACAGACGGCGGCGAAGGAAGCGGCACGGGTTTCTCCCGTTGTCGAGTTGGCCCCGGTTCCCGTGAAACGCGGCAGGCCAAAGGGCTCAAAGAATAAAGCGAGGGTAGTCAATGACGACATTCGGGGTCATGCAGGACCGGATAGCGGACGAGTTGAACAGGACGGACCTGACCACGCAAATCCAGTATGCGATCAAGACGGCGATCAAGGTCTATGACAAGCAGCGGTTCTGGTTCAACGAATCGCGCTCCTTCACGTTCTCGACGGTAGCGGCGCAGGAATTCTACACCTCGTCGGACAACGCCGACATTCCGAACTTGCTTGCCATCGACAGCGTACAGATTGCCATCACGTCTACGGACAAGTATCTGCTCCAGAGGGTGCCTTACGAACAGATTGAGGCCATCAGTGCTAACGGAACCTCGGATGAGGGGCAGCCCACATGGTTCTGTTATTACAACAAGCAAATCCGTCTCTATCCCATCCCCGATGCCACCTATACCATTCGCGTATCGGGACATTGGGCCTTGTCTGACCTGAGTGCCACCACCGACACCAACAACTGGATGACGGACGGGGAAATCCTCATTCGCTCACGGGCGAAGCGTGAACTCTACACGCACGTCATACGAGACGTGGACGGGGCTGCAGCAATGGCGCAGGCGGAAGGTGCCGAACTGAAGGAACTGAGGTCGGCTTCATCCCTGCGTGGCTCATCCGGCCTCGTTGCCGCGACTGACTTCTGACCATGAAGCTCCCATTTGGGCCTTGGCTTCCAGACCTTCCGGCTCTGGGAAATCCCGGAAACACGGACGCGAAGAACGTCATTCCCGGCTCCAACGGGTACATGCCGTGGTATGCGGTGAATCCGTATTCCAATGCCCTGACAGCACGCGCCCAAGGGGCCTTTGCCACGAAGGACAATGCAGGCACCGTCCACGTCTATGCGGGCGATGCGACGAAGCTTTACCTTCTATCCTCTGCCACATGGACGGACGCCAGCCGATTGGTTGGCGGGGCCTATGCATGCCCCACTGACACGCAGTGGCGCTTCGTGAAGTATGGCTCGACGGCGATTGCCGTGAACGGGGCGGATGCGCCACAGGCCATTTCTCTGTCAGCCGGTGCAAATTTCGCTGCCCTTGCCGGGTCGCCACCGACAGGGCGGCACATTGCTGTCGTGCGGGAATTCGTTGTGATCGGGAATATCACGTCGGCCCAGAACAGGGTGCAGTGGTCATCCTCGAACAACTCGACATCCTGGACAACGGGAACGAACGAAGCCAACCAGCAGGACATTCCTGACGGTGGCATTGTCCAGGCCATTGTTGGGGGCGAAGTCGGCTACGTATTCATGGAACGCCAGATCGTTCGCATGGTGCGTGTACCGGCTCCCATCACATTCCAGTTCGACGTGGTCGAGCAGGCGCGTGGTGCGCTTGCGCCTTATTGCGTGGTCCCGGTCGGGTCGGGCGTGTTCTACCTGTCGGCGGACGGGTTCTTCTACTTCGACGGGGTGCAGTCACAGCCCATTGGTGAAAACGGCATAGACCAGACGTTCTTCAGCGAGGTGAACACCTCATATTATGACCGCATCAGCGCGGTGGTGGACCCGGTCAGGAAGCTTGTCTTCGTGGCTTATCCAGCAGGTGGTGGCGGTATCTGCAATAAAATCCTGTGCTGGCACTGGCCCGAAAGGCGTTGGTCATACGTGGTTCAGGACGTTGAGTTGCTCTACAACCACTTCGGCCTTGGTGTCGGATTGGACAGCATCTCAGGCACGCTTGAGAGCCAAAGCCTGTCATTCGACTCCACAGCCTATCAGGGCGGCAACCAATCCATCGGGGCGTTCAACTCGGCGCACAAGTTGTCATTCTTCGACGGGTCCAGCCTTGAAGCCGTGATGACCACGGCAGAAGCCCAGATCAATGAGACGGGACGCGCGCAGGTGCAGGAAGTTGCCCCATTGGTGGACACTTCGTCAGCCACGATTTCCATTGGTTCGCGTGAAACCCAACACGGTTCGGTTTCCTACTCTGCAGAGTCTTCGCAGAACTCGGCTGGTATTTGCCCCACGCGCTCGTCAGGGAGGTTCCTGCGGGCAAGGATGACGATACCGGCTGCGACAACATGGAACTATGCGCAGGGCGTTGACCTTGTGAAGGTTTCCTCGATGGGGATGAGATGACGGTTTCGAACTTCACCCCGGTCAGGAAAATCCCCCCGCAGGCGACTACGCGCGAAATCGTGGACGCGGTCAATTCCATCATAACCAATTTCCCGCAATTCGGGTTCCGTGACCATCGTGGCATTTGCACCGTGGTTGCGGACTACACGGTCACGGAAGGCGATTGGACAATCCTTGCCGATGCGAGTGCGACGACAACTTTGGTTGTTACGCTTCCGGCCGTGTCATCCTATCCGTGGCGAACGCTGAACGTGAAGAAGATTGATTCATCTGCCCATCCGGTCATCATTGACGGGAACGGGGCAGAGACGATTGACGGGGCTACGACGAAGTCCACGACAACGCAATACGCAGGCTGGGCGCTCCATACGGATGGCAGCGCCTGGTACATCATTTGAGCGGCGAATTTTTCCAGCTTCCGCCCAATACGGTGGCGCAGGCTTGGCCTGTGATCCGTCCGCGCATCATGAGCGGGGTGGAGCGGTCCACGGGCCGTCTCACGGAGATGGCGGCTTTCGACTACATCGCGTCAGGCAAGTGGCAATGCTGGGTGTACTGGGAGGCGGGTGAGTGCCTCGCGGCCTGCATCACCCGCATCAACGTCCATAGTTCTGGGTCAAAGTCCGTCGAAGCCATCATGGCTTCCGGCGACCATCGCGAGAAGTGGCAACGCCTCGCTGTCGAGACGTGGAAGAAGTTTGCAAAGTCGGAGGGGTGTTCTCTCCTTGAGTTGTACGCAAGGCCAGGGTGGGAACGTGTGTTTACAGAGTTCAAGAAGACGCACGTTGTACTTGAATTGAGGATTGATTGATGAGCAAAGACCAGAAGACCACGACCACGCAGCAGAATGATCCGTGGAAGCCAGCGCAGGGTGCGCTTAAGGACATTCTCAGTCGGGCGCAGTCTCTTAACGCCAAGGGGACCAACTATTTCCCCGGCTCGACGGTTGCTCCGTTCTCTGGCGATACCATGAACGCCATGAGCGCCATTCGCAACATTGCGAATGGCGGGAGTGCGCTCTATGGGCAGGGTGGAAATGCCATCACAGGGGGATTGAGTCAGGCGCTCTCTACAGCCAATGGCGATTACCTGAACAACAACCCGCACCTGCACGACATGTTCTCAGCCCTGTCGGGCGACGTGCAGGACGCGGTGAACTCTCAGTTCAGCGCATCGGGCAGGACGGGAAGCCCCGCGCACGCAGGCGTGATGACGCAGCAGTTGGGGAACTTGGGCGCGCAGATTTACGGACAGAACTACGCCAACGAGCGACAGAACCAGATGCAGGCGATCAACCAGTTGGGCAACCTTGCGGGCATGATCCCGGGCTATGACGCCTACAAGTACAATGACCTGAACCAACTTCAGGGCATCGGCGCGCAGCAGGAGAACAAGGCGCAGCAGGGCCTCACGGAAGACTTCAACCGCTACATGTATAACCAGCAATCCCCGTGGGACAACCTCATCAAGTACGGTGGCCTCGCCTCTGGAATTGGCTCGATGGGCGGTACTTCCAACGGTACGCAGACGCAGCCGGGTCCAGGGATTCTTGGTGGCATTGGTGGCCTGTTTGGCCTCACGGGCGCATTGAAAGACACGGGCGCATTTGGCCCAGCCGGATGGCTCTTTTAGGGGTAGAAAATGGCAGCACCGTATTATCTCGCGGCCCCCAAGGGCGACGAGTACCAGCCATCGTTTTTCGAGAAGCTATCCAACGGCATCAACAACATGCCGAGCGAGAGCTTCTACAACCTCGCCAGTGCGCTTGCGACCCCGGGGCCTTGGGCGCAGAGGCTCACCGCTGGGCTTGCCGGATTTGGCTCGCCCATCGCAGCACAGAAGAAGAAGCAGGGCCTAGCTGCTGCCTTCGACCAGCTTCTCCCCACCATCCCGGAAGCACAGAGGCCGATCTTTGCCGAGATGGTGAAGAATGACCCGCAGGCTCTCATGGGTGCACTCTCAACGCAGATGTTCGCAAAACCGAACGAGCCGACAAGCGACATCCAGAACTACCAGTTTGCGGTTCAGCAGGGCTTCCCGGGGACGTACTTCGACTTCAAGAAGCAGTTGGCGCAGGCACAGGTTACGCCTCTTGGGGTAGACGTTCCAGGCGTTGGGACCATTGACCCCAAGACCGGCGCTCCGATGGCACCATCAGCACCACCTCCGCAGGCCATGCCATCGCCGTCCCGTGGTGCGCCCGTGCCGCCACCTGCGTCGGTCATTGCTCCTGACAGTCCGGGACAGTTCTTCAATCCCGACATGCACAAGAACACGCTTGGCGATGGCATGATGCCGCCAGAGATGCAGGGGCCTCCCCCTCTCAATGCGGCTGACTTCCCGCCCGCGCCTGCTCCTACAGCGCCACTGCGACCCATCCTCGACCCGCAAGCCAAACTGCTGAACCTTGGTGCGCCTCCGCAGGGCCAAATGTGGGTTTACGGCGCGGATGGGAAAACTCCTACGCTGCAATCTGTTCCCGGTTACAAGGCTCCGGCGGGGCAAGTCCCAGCCGAGGTTGGGGCAAGAATTGGTTTGGCCGAAGGGTTCCTGAAAAGGTTTGACCAAATCAAGAAAAGGCTCCCTGAACTTGATAGCATCCAAGGTCGTGGGCAAATCCTGTTCAACACGGGAACAGGGGCGGAGGTTAAACGCTACATTGAGAGCGGGTCAGAGGCCCTCATCAGAAGCCTCACTGGCGCAGGAAAGTCACAAGAAGAAGCCAGAAGCTATGCAAGCCGCTATCTTCCGCACCCGCTTGATACAGACTTCGACCTGAACAGCAAGTTGGAGGGCCTCAAGTATGACCTTGAGAACTCAATCTCTGGAACCATGAGTGATCGTGGTGGATGGCAGTCCCCTGCCAAAGAGCCAGAGCCATCCAAGGAAGACCTTGAATTTACAGCCAAGAAATACGGAATTTCCGTGGAAGAGGTTAAGCGGAGGCTGAAGAATGCCAACTGACCTTCTCGCCCCTGCAAAGACCAATAAACCCAAGGACTTGCTTGCCAAGCAGCCAAGCGTATTTGATGAAATCATGCAAGGCCCTGTTGGTCAGGTAGGTTCTGGTATATTGGAGGGGGTCGCCTCACTTCCGGGCCTTCCGGTCGAATTGGCGTCATGGGCGAAAGGCATTCCGCTTGAAGGTTCCAACCTTGAGAATTGGGGTGCAAAAGGCTGGCAAGACTTTGCCCGCCGCAACATCGGCGAAATCTCCGCCCCAGCACCGACAGACGACCTTGGCCGCGCCTCGCGCAAGTTGGGCGGGTTCCTGGGTGGTGGTGCGGTTGCGGGGCCTGCGGCAATGGTCCCCAGTCTCACAGGCTTCGTCGGCTCTGAAATTGGTCGCGAGACGGATAAGGCTGGCCTTACGGGAGGTTACGGGGAAACTATTGGGGGACTTGCTGGAGCTACTATCCCCGGCCTCGTCCGTGGACAGCTCACTTCAGGACTCAAGAAAGCCCCATCAAACGACGAACTCAAAGCCGCAGGGCAAGCAGCGTACCACGCAGCAGATAATTCAGGGGTCATGTTCACCCCCGGCGGTCTCTCGAAACTCGCCGAAAGCGTTAAGAGCGCAGCCGCCGACTTCGGGTATGATCCGGCTCTCCAGCCCGGGATCAAGGTCGTCCTCGACAGGCTTGAACAAATCGCCCAAAACCTGACGACCTTCAAGGGTCTGGATCAGGTTCGCAAGATCGCCAATAACGTTGCTCGCGATGGCACCAACCCTTCGCAGCGATCCCTTGCCGGAAGCATCGTCACCAAGATTGACGACTTCATCGAACACGCTGGCCCGACTGATGTGGCATCGGGCGATACCGCAGCGGCTCAGACGGCAGTCAGGACGGCTCGTAACCTCTGGAGCAGGCTCCGCAAGTCGGAGATGATTGACGAGGCTCTTGGCAAGGCTGAGAGACGTGCCGCGTCTACTCACTCGGGTGGGAACCTCGACAACGCCACACGGCAGAACATCCGCGCCATTCTTGACAACCCAAGGAAGGCAAGGCTGTTCACCAAACCAGAGCGTGCGCTCATGGAGAAGGTTGTGCGCGGCACGGCATCCCAGAACGCGCTTCGATTGCTTGGCAAGCTATCGCCGGATGGTAGTGGGCTAATGTCGGTTTTTGGTATTGGTGCAACCTATGGGGCGGGCGGCATTGGTGCGGCTCCGTTCCTTGCGGGCTATGTCGCCAAGAACATCGCGAACTCCCTTACCGAGCGAAACATCAAGTTGCTGTCAGAGGCAGTCCGCAGGGGCAGCCCCGGATCATCACCGGCGGACATTGCGGAGAAAGTTCGACTCATCATGGGTGAGGCACAGCGCCGTGCCGCTCTCGCTGGAAAGTCAGCAGCACCCGCTATTCTCGGCTCATTCAATACGAGGTCTCAATAATGGCAACAGGCGTCAAATCCTGGTCTAGACCATATCGTTAACTGTGGTAGAATAGTCTCGTCAATTAACGACGAGGCAAGCCATGAAACTGAAGGACATGACGCCTGAAGAGGCTGAACGCAGACGGGAAACCCTGCGGCGCTACAACGGCAAGCCAGAGCGCAAAGAGTACATGCGGGCTTGGTACGAGAAGAACCGGGAGCGGCACCGGGAACTGGGCCGCAAGTGGCAGCGTGAAAACCACGAATACAGCTTGGCTTTGCACCGAGATGGATACCGCAGGAACAGGACTGCACGACTTGAGAAAGGTCGCGGCGCATATCATCGGGACAAGCTGACCCCGAAGATGATCGCCAAGAACCTGATGGGTGGGGCGCGCAGGCGAGCGCGTGAAAGTGGCATTGAGTTCACACTGACCAAGGAATGGGTGCTTGAGAAGGTGCTTGCCGGGGTCTGCGAAGTGAGCGGGCTTAGGTTTGAGCCGGGGAGCGGGCTTCACCACCCGATGTCTCCATCACTGGACAAGATCAGCCGAGATGCTGGCTACACGCCAGAGAACACGCGCCTAGTTATATGGGCCGTGAACAATTTGAAGGGCATAGGAACTGACGAGACAATGTGGAAAGTGGTTGAAGCGATGATTTCCAATCGTAGCAAGAAGGGGCCTAGATAATGGCAACTGGTGTGAAGTCTTGGAGCACAACGGCGGCAAGTAACGACTCTGCCGACTCCGCGATTAATTGGCTGGAAGGACAGGCTTAATTTGGGCCCCTTGTGGTGAAAGCCACATTGAATAACAGCGTGAATTGCTGGAACGTCTCGCAAGAGAAAATCAGCAGCCAAGCCCCTCACGGGGAAGGTTCAACGATCAGGGTTTAACCCGTAGGGCCAAGCGGCCCGAAGCGCGCTGCACCCCAATGGGGTGATGATATGATCTGATCTCAAAGGCGACTTTGAGCAGCCCGAAAGGGCGGTTTGGGACTTTGCACGCCCAAGCGAACATAATGCCATCCACAGTCAATGATTCATCCCGCGCCATGATGGCTGCGGTGAAGTCTTGGTATAATCTCATCGCTGGTGGAACTGTGTCCACGGGGACGGTGGGTGGAACTACTAGCGCCGTCACACTCACTTGCTCGCCTACGGTGGACGCTCGTTCCAACGGGCAGAGGTTCCTGTTCAAGGCAACGTCAGACCTTGTCGCTTCTGCCACCTTGTCGGTTGACGGACTAACGGCACTGGCCCTGACCATCAAGGGCGTTGCCATCTCGACGGGTCACGTCAAGAACGGAGACCTGATTGTGGTGTCCGACGATGGGACGAACTACGAAATCATATCGCAGCTTCGCTCGTCCCAGATCGTCAATGCCCAGACGGGAACAACCTACACGGTCCTTTCCTCTGACCGTGGAAATCTTGTCACCATATCAAATGTTGCTGCCATTGCCATCACGCTGCCACAGGCGACGTCGTCTAGCGCATTCTCGGCAGGATTCTGGACCGAGATTGAGAACATCTCAACCTCAAGCCTTGCCACGATTACCCCCACGACTTCGACCATCAATGGCGCTTCCACGCTCATTGTTTATCCGGGGCAGCGGTACAAGATTACAAGCGACGGCACGAACTACCGCGCCATCAAGATGGGCTCTGACTTGTGGCGGTACAGCGCGAAGACGGCGAACTATACGCTGCTCCCTGCTGACGTGAAGCCGCCGACAGTTTTTGACTTCACGACTGCGTCTGCCACATTGTCAACCAATGTCGCTTCCAGCAACTTTTCCGGTGGCGTGTTTATTGTAAAAAACTCGGCATCCACAGGGGATGTGACCTTCGATCCGAACTCGACAGAAACCATAGACGGATCGACAACCCTCATCATTCACCCTGGACAAACGTATCTGATCCAGAGCGATGGCTCTAACTGGAAGTCGATTGGCGACAACGTTCTGATGAAGTCGTCGGCCATTGCGTCGAAGACAGGAAGTTACTCGGCCACGACTGCGGACAGGGGCAAGAGCATCCGCTTTGCGGGTTTGGCAGCAGACGCAACCTTGACACTCCCGGCGGCTGCTACGTGCGGTGATGGATTTGTGCTGTACGTCAGCAACGAGGACACCACAGACACCGCTCCGTTTGGTGTCATCGTTGATCCGAACGGTGCAGAACTGATCGACGGCTTTTCGACCCGCAAAATGTACACGGGATCGCGCGTCACGCTCCTCTGCGACGGTACTGGCTGGCGCACGGTAAATGGTGTTTACAGGTTTTTCTCTGGCGACCAGACACTAGCAACGTCCACCGTTACCACGTTCACGCACGGCTTGGGCGTGAGGCCGAGGCGCATGTGGGGCGAGTACAAGTGCACAACAACAGACCTCGGATACGCGGTTGGAGATGTCGTTAGCGCGGCCGGAGCAATCGAATCTGACGGCGCGGTTGTTCGAGGCGTTACCCACACCTCAGACTCAACAACGCTGAAGATGATAACGGGCAACAGTGTAAATCCGTACTACCCGCGCAAAGATACCGGCGCGCTCGCAAGTATTACGGCAGCAAGTTGGCGCTACCGCGTCTACGCGGAGGACTAGCCCATGCTCATCCCCGCAATTGCCGCGCTTATAGGCGCTATCCTCTACCGCCTTCGTGGTGGGCCTCTCAAAGACTGGTTCGGCATCGGCACTCAGTTGTCGCGCCTTGCTTGGGCCATCCCCACGGCTGCACTGATGACGGAGATGTCTCACGCCCCGTGGTGGCTTGCGCCCATCCTCGTCCTCACGAATTGGGGCTCTCTCGTCATGTTCGGGACAGGGCAATACCTGCCCCTGAACGCCAAGCTGAACTACCCAGACTTGCTTGGCTTCTACCGCAACTGCCTCGCAGCCATTCCGGTGTTCTACTTCTCGCCTGAGATGTTTGGCTTATACGCGATAGTTGGTGCCACTCATTCGGCGCTCTACTGGCTTGGGCATCGCACTGGATACGGCTCACAGGCCGGTGAATGTCTTGTTGGTGCGGCTTCATGGGTGGCAATAACGATATGTCGATGAAACCTTCAGATTGGGTTCTAAGCTTCCTGAAGCAGTTTGAGGGCTTGGCCCGCGTCGGGAACGATGACCTTGTGTACCCGTATAAGGATTCATCCGGCTACCCAACTCAGGGCTATGGGCGGCTTCTGAGCAAGGACACGAATGCCCCGCTGAGTAATTGGCCACCAATCACGAAGGATGAGGCCGAAGCGTGGTTTGCGCATGATGTTGGTGTGGTTGCAGACCAAGTCAACTCCGCTGTGAAAGTAACGCTAGACCAAGCGCAGTTTGACGCTCTTGTCAGCCTCACATTCAACATTGGCGTCGGGCAACTTCTGACCTCAACGCTACTCAGAAAGCTAAATGCACATGACTATTTGGGCGCGGCTGGCCAGTTCGTCCGCTGGAACAAGGACCAACACGGAAAGCCAGTTTTAGGACTTACTCGCAGACGTGCGGCAGAGCGCGATCACTTTCTTAGGGGCTAGAGATGGATGAGCTTAATCATTGGGTTGGTCTTGTTGCTGCTGCTGTTGGTAGCTTCTTCACGGCAGCAGTAGGCGTTGCCATGAGGCACGCCCACAAGGTGCAGAGGGGCGAGCCATTCAGCTGGATTCGCGTTGCCCTTGACGGGCCTACCGTCCTGTTTATGGGCCTCGTAGGTGGTGCGCTGGGGCAATACCTCCACTCGGCATACGCCATGCCGGAATTGTTCGGCAGCGTCATTGCGGCGTCAGGTGGCTACCTTGGCCCATCCGTGGTTGACAGGCTGGCGGAAGCCATCGCGAAGAGGGCAGGAAAATGATGCGCCGCGCCCTTCGGAACACCCCGCTGCATGTTGGGAACATCATTGCGTGGCTGATCCTGGCGCTGTCGATTGGTTTTGCCGTTGGGTGGGTAGCAAACGGTGAGCGTCTTTACGGCAACTGCACGGTGATAGTGTGAGCAAGCAAAAGAAGCCGAAGCGCAAGGGCGGGGATACCACCAAAGCCTCGCAGCGCATTTTCTACCGCCGCCCACGAGACATGTTTGCCGAATTCATGTGGTCAGGTCCCGGCTTTGTGTTCGCCGTTCTCGTCTTCGGCGCGCATGTCATATTCATCCATATGTTTGGGTGACGGATGCCCTATCCACGGCTTTCCAAAAAAGAGTGGAACAGGCGCAAGAGTTTCATCCATAAGGCACTAAAGGCCGGATACCCACCTCCGGGGACGATAGGCCACCACGGGCAGGCGGCAATTGCCGTCGCCGCGAGGGCGCTAGGAATCCAGCCATGCTCGCTGCAGAACGCAATCCGCTCTGCCGAACTGCAGGGCTTCCCAATGCCGGATTGGTCGCTCTACAAGCAGGATGACGGCAAGGCGATACCGGACAAGACACCGGACACGATCAGGACACGCAACCAGATTGCTGACCTGAAGCGGCGACTTGACGAGGCCCTGAAATACGCGGCGAAGCTGGAGGACATCCGGGGATCAGTCTTCAACCTTGCACCGGACAAGTTGCAGATACCCAAGTGGCAGGTTCCTGCAACAAGCACCAAGTCACAACCGGAAATCCCCACGCTGTTCACGTCAGACTTCCAGGCGGGTGAGGTTATCCGCTCAAGTGAGTTGGACTTCCCGAACGACTACAGCCCCGACATTTTCCGGGAACGCTATCGCCGCCTGATCCGCACCAGCATCAAGCTGCTGGAGCGCGAAAGCCCGAAGATGGAATACCCCGGCTTCGTCTATCTCCGGGGAGGCGATGCGGTATCGGGCGACATACACGCCGACTTGAGTGAGACGCAGGACACGGTCCCCACCGAACAAACACAGATGGTGGCGGAAGAGGAGATACGCGGCCTTGAGGAACTGCTGCGCGTCGTTCCCAAAGTAACCGTCTATTCCGTTCCCGGCAACCATGACCGGGCCACGCTGAAGCCACGGGCGAAGAGGTTCGTGGCGCTTACCTATGACTACCTCGCCATCTGGGCGATTGAATCCTACTTCAAGGCCAAGGGTGAGACGCGCATCACGTTCTGCGCACCTCCATCTGGTGACGCCTATTACACGCTGTTCAACACGCATTACCTTCTGACGCATGGCGACAGGATAGGGGCAAGGGGCGGGCAAGGCTTCATCGGCCCATCGGCTGTCATCAGCAAGGGGATTCACAAGGTTCGTGCGCAAATGGCGCGCATGGGAAGGCCCGTGGACTACGTCCTGACAGGCCACTTTCATGTTGCGATGCAGCTTCCCAACGGGATTGCAAATGGGTGCCTTGCTGGATTCAGCGAATACGCCAAGAGCGAGTTACGGGCAGAGCCAGAGCCACCAACACAAACCATGTGGTGGACGCACCCCAAGTGGGGCCTAACGACGATCAGGCGAGTGAGGGTGGATCATGACTGATGACATCGAAGTCGAGCGCACCGTCACTGTAGCCGTTGAGGCGTTGCCGTTCTGGCACGCGCACGCGCACGACGCCACGCTGCGCATGTGGATATTCCGCGAGATTCACGGCATCGAAATGCCACTCACCCCCGCAACACTCGAATACATGGAAAGCGCGTTTCAATGGATCAAGAAGGGCAAACGGAAAAAGCCGGACTTGAAGGTAGTGAAGTGATGCAAGCCCCCAACAGAAGGTTTTCGGTGAACGAGGGAGTCGGGCCATTTGTGATTTCTGTGGGCTTCACGCAGGATCACACGGGGGCCTGGACGGTTCCTTATGAGGCTTTCATTAGCTCGCGAGGAAGAAGCGGCACCGAACTCGATGACCACTTGTATGAGATAGGCGTCCGCATTTCGAAAATAATGCAGGGCGAGTGACGTGCTTGCGGTGCCGCATTATCGGCAACGCACAAACTACACTTGCGGGCCAGCCTGCTTGCGCATGGTACTTGAGTACCACGGAAAGTCACTCAGCGAAGAAACCATTGAAAAGCGGTGCGGGGCAGACCCTGCAAATGGAACATCACCTTTCAAGATTGCAAGGTTTCTGAGACGCAACAGGTATAGCCACAAGCAGCAGCAGCGCATGACGCTGTCGTTGCTCACCGCGTATCTGGAGCGCGGATGGCCCGTCATCGTGGCCTATCAGGCATGGCCTCACAAACCATCACAGACTGACTTGGGGAGGTCGTGGGATCATGGACATTATTCAGTTGTGGTTGGCATTCGCGATGCTCGTGTTTGCCTGGTGGACCCTTCTTCCAGAAGACCACGACGGTATCTAGACGCGGACAAGTTCATCGCTTCATGGCGAGACATTGAGAACAGCGGGCGCATTTACCGCCGCTGGGGTGTGGCCGTTGGGCCGAAATACAGGAGGCGCACATGAAGTGTGGCGAATGCAGATTCTACAACGAAATCCGGCATCGGGGCGGCGAATGCCGCGCCGACCCGCCGAGACTTTTCATGGATGGAAGCGGCCGGTCTGGCTGGCCGCCGACAGGGCGAGACGAATGGTGCGGTCGTTTCGTTGCGAAGGATAGCACCGCAACAGAGGTCGTTGTCGGACAGCCTCACATTCAGGAGTAACACACATGGACGTTCCTTATGGAAAGTCGGTCGTTGTGCCGTTCAGTTTCGTGGACGCAAACGGCAACGCGGCGAAGGTAGACGGGCTCCCGGTCGTTTCCTCAACGCTTGGCGAAGTTGTTGTAGCAGCTACGGACACTGGCTTTACGGCTACGTTGACCATTGGCGCGGTAGGTGCTGCCTCCCTTTCCGGGACGGCTGACGTTGACCTTGGCGAGGGCGTGAAGGACCTGGCGTTCGCGCTGGGTGACTTTGTCGGCCTTGCCTCGCCGGAAGCCGCCGCCGTTCAGGTTGGCGAGCCTTCCATCATCTAGTGAAGTCGGGCGGGTGGTAAGGCCCATCCGCCCTTCTTGTTCCGCCTGCCAAGTGTAGGACGGACATTCGGGGTCGCTAGTCGCCCCTAGCAATGAAAGGAAACAACATGCTTGCACTTCTTCCGAAGGAATTCTTCTTCAGCTTGATCCGCCACGCCCTCACGGTTGGGGCTGGATGGCTTGTCTCTCAGGGCATGACTGACGGTGATTCAGCCCAGGCGCTCATTGGTGGCGTCATGGGAACCATTGCGGTTTCGTGGTCCCATTGGGTCCACACGCCGTAATGGGCTGGCTTAGAACAGCGGGGGCGGCAGTCGCCGTCCTCGTAATTCTCTACGCGGGCTGGACTGCTGCTGGCTGGCGTGCAGATGCCATGCAACTTGAGAGTGCCAAGATTGAGCTTCGGAACCAGATAGAGCGTACCGTCGCCTCTGACCGCGAGCGACTTGCCGTTCAGGAGAAGCTGACACAGGCCCAGGAAATGCTCGCCAAGAAGCTAGGAACAACCCTCAAAGCGATTCAAGACCATGCACCGAAAAGCCATGACTGCGATATTCCTGACCCTGTCGCTAGTCAGTTGCAATCACTTAGATCAGGCCAATAGCTGTCCCCAGCCGCCCCCGGTTCTGCTTCAGCGTGAACCATCCCTTGCAGAAATCAATCCGCTCAAGATGCCGTTGAGCCAGCAAGAGGCTTTGACGCTATGGGCGAAGGACGCCGCGCAGTACGAAGCCCTGCGGGAGCGTCACACCGATTTGCAGATGTGGATTCGTTACTGGTGCCTCGCTCACTACGGGAACAAATAAATGCCATCCCTAGCCGACCTTCTCCGCAATGACCCGTGGGGCGCTCCCCCGCAAACACCGCTTGCCAAGACAGTGACGGATGTCGGCTTTGACCCGTCCTTGGGCTTTGCCGGGGCGGTGGATACCTACCTCGCACGCCTCAAGAAGATGCAGGGCGGTCTTGCACAGGACATGCTCGACACCGCTGCGGACCCTAATGCAGAGGGCATCCAGAGGGCAGCGAACCTGCTAGGCGGGCTTGGGCTGAAGATCGCAAACGTGCCTATGGCGCTGATGCCATCGTCTCAGGAACTCAGGGACCGTGCCTATCAGGCGGGGGCATCTCCAGAGGTCCAGGCGCTTGGTGGGGCTTTGGGTGATGTGGTCAACATTCCAGACCCTGCTACGGTAGGTCCTGCGCTTGCGGCTCTTGTGAAGGCGGGGGCGACAGCGAAGGGTCTGGCTGCGGCTGCACCATTGGGGTTTAAGGCTATGGCCGTTGCTCCGGGTAAGGGGCGCGGTCTTGCAGAACTTCTCGCAGACGCTACTCCAGCAGAACAAGCAGCCCTCAAGGCTAGGCTGGAAGCAGAAGCAGCACAGACAGGTGGTCAGGCTTCCAGTGTTTCACGGGAACAAGCCTTGAATGGGCTGACGGGGGATAACGGCATCATCGCCTATCACGGTTCCCCTCATTCCTTCGACAAGTTCGATATGTCGAAGATTGGAACGGGTGAGGGGGCGCAGGCTTATGGGCATGGGTTGTATTTTGCTGAGAAAGAGGATGTTGCAAGGGCGTATCGGGACGCTCTTTCTGATGCAAAGGTCCAATCACCAGATGGGTCTCAGGTATGGTCGTTCCCAAAAACTGGTGGCATTTCCCTAAGTATAAACCCAAATAACGAAGTTGATTGGGCGGCTAGTAGTTACCTACAGAACGCTAACGGTGACGTTGATAAGGCAATCAGCAACATTATGAAGTCCAGATATGCGGACTCGCCTCTGGAAAAAAAGACTATCGCAAAACTGAATGAGTGGAAATCATCAGGCGTAAAATTATCGTCAGACGGCTCCATGTACCAAGTCCACCTCAACGTCCAGCCCCATGAGCTGCTTGATTGGGATAAGCCTCTGAGTGAGCAGCCGAAGGCAGTGAGAGACGCGCTTCATTCACAGCCTGAAGTTCAGCAGAGAATTGCTGACGCATCCAAGATTCTTGGCCCAAAAGCGGCAGACATGAAGGGGGAGTCGGCATATGCGGCGCTAACTGGGTGGCGTCGTGGAGCTCAATTGTCGCCCCCTACAGAAGTTTCTGCGGCTGTGTCTCAAAGGCTGAAGCAAGCAGGCGTAAAAGGCATAAAGTACAAAGACGCAGGCTCCCGTGACGGTGTTGGCGGGACCAACAACTACGTCATATTTGATGACAATCTAATCACCATCCTAAAGAAGTATGGCATCCCCATGACCGCAGGCGCAGGCGGGGCAATGCTGGTTTCAGGTCAGCATATGCCCCCCGATATTGCGGCCCAGCTACAGCAGCAGTAGCTGGTTGATGGTGGTGATAGTCGCCCCAAACACGCTGATCCCCAATACGCAGCTAAACACCGACAGCATCAGCAAGGGGAAAAACCCCGACAGGTAAGCGTCTACACGCTCCCCACGGGTGGATGCCCAGCCGTGTTTTGGTCGGGTCAATACGCGCCGGGTCATTGGATAGCCCAAGCGCAGGCGAGGACCATAAACGCCATCGCCAGGTCGAAGACAAACGCAAGAATCGCAACTATGATGAAAACAGCCTTACGCATGATACCCTCATGTGTTGGTTAGGCCCTGCCATCACCTGTTAGCGCAGGCGGCGGGGCCGCTTCATGTCTGAAGCATGGGCATACTAGCCCTAGAGTATTGAAATACCACTAAGAACTGGCACGAGCGCACCACAGCGCACTGCCTCTTTTCGGTGCTAAGTCATTGAAAAGACTGGTCGGAGAGAGAGGATTTGAACCTCCGGCCCCTGCCTCCCGAAAGCATTTCCCTATATGGAAAACAACGACTTAACGCGGAACCTCACGCCTTCTGTTCGTCGTTTGGCGTCGTTTCAGGCTTGCGCTGTTCTTCTGACTGGCAATTTGCGCCGGAGGGCACTGCTTCTTTCTGGCTGGCTGCAAGCCGCTTCCTTCTTAGCAGCCTCGCTTCTTTTTTTTCCCATTCCATCATGCGGAATTGACTGTCCAATCGTCTTGCACTCATCCCAAAGCCCTCACTGCTTTCTGTAAATATTCAGGCGAGAATTTAGCATAGACCCGTTCCGTAGTCCTGCTGTCCCGGTGCCCCAACACCGCTGCAATCTCGCTCATCGGAATACCCGCCTCTGCCATCCAGGATGCTGCTGTATGGCGTAGGACATGGGGCGTGACGGCCTTGTCCAGGTCAGCCCGCTTCCTTGCTGTGTGGAACGTCCTCTTGATGGACTTCACAGGCTTCCCGGCGAACTCAATCACGTAATCCGTCATGGCTGCTTCCTTGGCTAAAACCAGTATCCACGCCAGATCGGGGTGCATGGGGACTGTTGCCCTGCGTTTTTGTCGTACTGACCCGCCAAGCGAGATAATGCGGCGCTCGAAGTCAACGGATTGCCACTGAAGGCTGAGTATTGCCCCAGCGCGCGCCGCTGTAAATCTTGCAAGCTGCAAGAATATCCATCCATGTACGCTTTCCATTGCTCGTCCGAGGCGCTCAAATTCGTCACGGGTCAGTCTCCTGTCTTTCGGCGGCGGGGCTGGCGGGAGCCAGATGTGCGGGGCTTTGTCGATGAGGGCTTTTTTTGCAGCCCAATTAAGTGCTGCGCGAAGGACCGAAAGTCGTTTTCGGATCGTTCCAACTCTGCCCTTGCTATTAGCAGTGAACGATCTGCAAGTTTCAGCGTCAATGCTGCTTGGCGCAAGGCCCCCGAAATGGGCCTTAAGTGCCTGAGCGTGGAACTTGTCAACACCTCGCCAGATCGCTTCGCTTTGCTCAAGATACATCTCCACTATCTGCCCGACCGTTAGTCTTTGCCGGGGCTTTCGTTGTTCGATATGACCGACAAGCTCTGCCGCCTCTGCTGTGGCTTTGAACTTGTCAGTCGCCTTAAGCGTAATTCGTCTGCGATGTCCTGTCGGCTCGTAGATGACCGCGACGAACCCTCGCTTGTGCTTGGCGACCCTGTACCGCATTCTTCGTACCTCCCCACTTCCCCCGGCGTAATTCTAAGCAAAGCACCGACCCGAAACGCGCGCAACTCCCCCCTGCGGATCAGGTTCGTCACATGACGCCTGGAACAACCCCACCTTTCCGCTAAAGTTGCTACGCTGTACGGACGGTCAGTCATAATGCACCTGCACGCGAAGAGGACGTGGGTTCATTGTTCCAAAGCCCCGAGTTCAAACAGGATGAAGTCGGCCAGTGAAATCCTCACCCGCACTTTCCCGTTGTCGTGAAATCGGTAGATGTATCCGCCGTTTTCCTTGTAACGCTTGGTGACTTCAAGGATGAAGCGGATTTGCTGCTTGTGTTTTTTGGTCATTGTTCCAAAGCCTTGCGGGCGATCACCATCCAGTGATTGTTATATCCGCCCAGATTGTTGATGCTCTGGTACTCTGCAACATCGTCGTGCAAACCTTGAAGCGCATCCCGCAGCCGCTTCACCTCTGCCTCAAGGGCTTCGGATTTCGCTCTCCATTTACGTGCTGCGTCGAATGTCTCGCTGAACACCTTTTTCGCCTCTGATAACTCTGCCTCAAGGGCTTCGATGAGGTCGGCGGCTTCACAGGTGTAACAACGGATAGGCTTATACTCAGGCTCATTCACACATTGACAGTAGTCTTCACGCAACCTCTGCACGATGTCTTCGTTGGTCATTTCGACTTGCTCCATTCTCCACACCAATCCGTAGGACCAACAAACGGAAACGTCGCTAGTGGCACGTAGTACACCCCACGTGAAGCGTGCGTTTCGCTCTGATCGTTGTCAGGCCACGGAACCATTTTCGGCGGGTAGCGGTGGCAGCTGCTACCGTCACACCATTTGCAATCGCGGCATACCTTGCCGTCAGGCGCAGTCGAGTTCATAGCTTCCACCCTCTCATCCAATCGTGCATTGATCTTATTTCATCATCTGTAGGCCGCTCAGTCAGGGCAACTCGGATCGACCGAGGCTCAAACAAATCGCGACCAACCCCGCGCACTCTAATTTCATCCGCATCACGTCTGGGGGCCTCATAAATGCCGATTGCTTCTGGCTGGAGCGTCATAATAGCCAGACGCCTGAGCTGCGTATGGTGGTGCTGCACGTGTTCCAGCTCACTCAGGCCGCTTGATGCTGGCTGGTCTGGCACTGTGCTTTCGCCAATTGTTTGCAAGGCAAACCGCGCTTTGTGGCAGTCCTTTTCGGCTGCATTCAAAATCGCCCTAAGCCGCACCACTTCCGCCTCTGCTGCTTCGGCGCGACAAATTTGGCATGGGTTCGTGACCCAGTTTTCGCCGCGCAGATGCCCGTGCCCCCTGTCGGCCGTCTCTTTCCATAGCGCCTCAACGACGGCCTTCAGCCCCGCATCCCTATGCGCTTCATCCGGGATGTCCTCACGGTTGGTCGCCTTTGAGCGTGATACTGCGGCGTCGAATATGTGGCGAAGGTCTTCCATGTTCATGCTGCTTTCTCCATTCCGACCATCTGTTCAATCTCTTTCACGAGGTCCCCAGGCTTCATGTGGGGCAGGAACTCTTCCGTCACGACACGGCAGCATTCCTTGAAGAACTCGTTGAACTGCGCCTGATCCATCTTGGCAAAGCTGATGGACTTCGGAAGCCTGTAACGCTCGCTTTTGGTCTGAACGATGGTCACATGACCCGTGCGAATCTTGATGACATCGCTCACGTTCTCGCGCTGCGCTCCGATGCTTGAGGCTATTGCGCTGCACAAAGCCCAGTAGAGCCTATGATGCTGCAAGTTGCGCGGACGGGAGACGCTGGCCTTGACCATCTTGCCGATAGCCACGCCTTCCAGCATCTCCCGTGCCGCGTCATCCGCAGGCTGGAGGCCGAATGCCGTGCGGATGAAAATACCGTCACTCATTCAGCCGCCGCCTTCCGCGCCGCAGCGTGCGCGTAATAGTCATCGCAGAACTTCAGGAACGTCCTTCGGATGACTGTCTCAGCCTCTCCGAGGCTAAGGCCAAGCGCCATGCAGTCCTTCAGGGACTTGCGTATTTTCTTCCCCGCTATTCGCCGCGCGTTGTCTTTTCTGGACGGGGTGTCTATCCCGATGTCCTCTTCCGTTGCGTCTCTCATTCAGCCGCATCCCTCTGCTTTGCAACGTATTCCCGCTGGTTCACCATTGCCTGAGTGACTTGGCGGAACAGGTCGCCGTAAGTCTTCTGCAGCCTCGCCAGCGGAGCTGCGTTGTAGCCATACCAGGCATCTATTTCCTTGGCAGACACGCAAGCCTCAATGAACCCGATAGCATCACTTGCCCACTTCTGGGCCTTGGCGAGATTGGCCTCATATTCATCCGGGGCCGGGGCTGGAGCATCGCGGCGCGGGGCTGGCTGGCTCGCCGCGCTCCCATCATCGTCCTCCGTAATGACGCCAACCATTGAGGACAGCGAGTAGCGTCTGGCGTAAGTCAGGGCCGATCCATAAGCCTGCGGCGTGTTCTGCGTTGGGCGAAGCGGATAGCGGCCCATGATGCAATCTCCGCTCTCATGGATGAGAACCGTTTCCAGCCACATTTCAGCTTCGTTGAAGTCCGGCTTCTGAATGACGGCGATGCCATTTTCAGACAGGGCCTTCTTGCAGGCATCCATGATGGAAGCGAGGTCCGCGTACTTGTATTCACGGTTCTGGCCGATTTGGCCCTTGCTGTCCTTGATAGCGGACTTGATGCTTAGTTGCGCCTTTGCAAGCGCCTTGGCGAGTTCGTTCATGACTTCCTCCATACGGCTGTTCCGTCAAACTTCCTGTGGCCTTGAAAGCCACGCGACTTGATTGTCCCAGGCGGCTTCGGCTCTCCGCGCAGGATGGCTTCGTGCGCCTCGCGGGCCTTCTTCAGGCGCTTCGCCTTGGCATTCCCCACATGTTCCTTGCCGCTCTTGATGCGGTGACAAGGCACGCAGATGAGACTGAGATTACTCGCGGAATGTTCCCCACCGTCCACTAAAGACAGTTGATGATCGAGCTGCATCCCGCTGATGAAGCCGATAGAGCCGCACACGTAGCAAGGCGCGAGGCCCTCGCGGGTGTAGACTTCCAGCTTCATAGCTTGGGTGATGGCTGGCCTTTTCATAGCGTCACCTTCTTCAGGGATTCCTGAATCATCAGACGAATGAGAGAGCTGACCGACCTGTCCTCTTTCCGTGCCAACTCTTCCAAAGCCTTTTTCATCTCTGGCGTGACGCGGATGGTGGTGATGGTTTCCTTATTGGGCTTCATTCGTAAGCCCTCAACACACCCATGTAGTCATCAACCAGCTTGGCAATGGCTGCGCACCGATCCAGCACGTCGCACAAATCGCTCTGCGTCGGGATGCCTTGGGCTGCTGTGCAACCAATGGCGAAGTTGATACGCATCTCTTGCGCGAGATGTTCCAGCGCCTGGGCCTTGATGGCGTCCGGTGATTTCGGGAAAGCAACGACGTTGCTCATGGCTGATGCCTCCACGGGCGACATGTTGGCTTGACGTAGCAACGCGCGTACTCAGCGGGTGCCCAGTTCACCAAGCACATGCGGCACTTGACGATGCGTTGATAAAAGCCGCGCTCATCAGCCTCGCGCATGGCGCGTGCGTACCAACCTTCAGCGGCTTGGCGGGTGTAGAGGTCAACGGGGTCCCCGGTTGGGTCCCCCATCGCCTCGTCCCAGTGAAAGTCGTAGCGGTCCTGGTTCATTGCCGCACCAAGCCAGTCTGTCCACTCTCGATGTATTCGCGGATGCGCTCACCGAGGTGGGTGCTTGCCATTGCCCATTGACGTTGGACGATGGCGTGGTTCAGGAAGCCTTCCGGCGTATCGCGCGTTGTCCACGCTTCGTCCTTGCGGGCTTCCAGTTCGCGTACTCGACGTGCAAGTTCGCGAAGTTCGTCTGTGGTGGGGACCGTCATTGACGGCCCCCTTTCGCTTGATACCAGCCGACTTTGAGATCGGCCCTGTCTTCAGATTCCAGCTCGCAAGATGAGCGAAGCTGGATTTGCGATGCCGTCAAGCGCCCGTAGTTAAAGGCGCACAGAAGCAGGAAGAACGTAATCACGCCCGCCGTGACTATCGCGCTTTTGGTATAGAGGGTCATGACAACCCTCCAACCATCCGCTCAAACGCCTTCCGCATCTTGTCCGTGACGGGGCCGATCAGGTCGGCCAGCGTCATGCGGGGCGCTTCGTTCTCGTCGATGAAGACTTCAACGCCTTCAGCTTCGAGGCGGGCAATGAGCGCCAAGAGACGCTCATCATCCTGTCGTGTGAACTCGCGCCGGGTCACGCCGCGAACTCCAACTTGTTTGCACGGTCCAGCCAGAACTGGCTTTTCGTGTAGAGCTTTTCGGCCTTCTCAACCTTGCCCTGCTCAGAGGCTTCATTCGCTTGTGCCAGCCAGTTGTTGCAACGTTCCATTGCTTCAATGAATTTCTGGCGGTTTGTTTCGTTCGTCATATCCATGCTCCCTTGCTGCTTGGACATGATGAATGTATTCACCCGGTGAATATACGTCAAGCGCAATATGCACCCAGCGCAGCATGACTAGCGCATGTCAGCGGGGAGCGACCGCACGAAATGGTGCGGCGTGTTGACGCAGAGGGGGGGGGGTGGCTTAGGGGGCTGACCTACGCGGCCTTGATGACGGCCTTAAGCATGGCGGTCACGGCGTCCACCGCATCGGGCGGCACCTTGTTAATCAAGACGGTCAGTTCGTTAGGAGCGCCGGGAAGCCTGCCAATTAAGTCAGATGGCTCACAGGCCAGGGCCTCCGATAGTGCCTCCAGAATGGGCTGGGAATAGGGCTGCTTGCCCGTCTCGATCCTAGACAGGGACGGCTGGGTAATTCCCACGCGGTTGGACAGTTGAACTAGGGTTAACCCCCGGAATTTCCGCCACTCGCGTATGTAAATTCTCCTCGTCATTTGTCCATTTTGCCCGCGCCCCCCTATTGCGCAAAATATGCGATACCCGTATATTGCGCCTCATGAAACTCGAAACATGGTTAGCCCGTCAGGGCCTCACGCAAGCGCAACTGTCCGAGATGGCCGGGGTTTCCCAGCCAACAGTCAGCAGGATTTTGAGCGGTGAAACGCCGCTACCGAGTTGGCGGACCATTGCCCGTCTCCACCAAGCGACTAAGGGCGCTGTGACTGCGAACGACTTTTTCAAGTCTGCTCAACAGGGGACGGAAGCAGCATCATGAAACATCAAGTTGAAAGCGACCGCAACGACTCTAAAGACTTTTCTGCTGAACTTGTGACGAGCGGGACAGTTAGTGTTGAGCAAGTCCAGAACGCACAACCGTTAGGGCAGAGGCTTGGCCTATCCTTCTCCTGGCGATGCCTTCAGCTGTTCAACGAAGGCCACGACACGCACCACATCGCGAAGATCATGGAAGCCGAGCGGGTCAAGCGCCCCGGCAAGAACACCGTCATCACAGAAGCACGAGTTTACAACGCGATGAGCAAAGCGCGGGACAGCATTTACGAGCGGGGGCTTACGTTTCCGCGCGTGAAGGTGGGGGAAGTGAAGTCGAAGAGGAGTGAAGCATGAAAATCCTTTCTTTCATTACTGACAAAGCCGAAGCCATCAACCGCAGTGAGGGCCGCGTTACTGAGGTCAAGGGGCGCTATCACCGCTTGTGCCACCAGAACGGCCTGATTGAGCTTTCATTCAATCTGGCACCCGACCAGCGAGCCGCTTTCGACCAGAAGGCCGTCAGCTTGGAAGCCGTCATGAACAAGACGGTTTCATCTGCCACGGACGCGATGAACGCCAAGATTGCGGCGGCAAAGCGTGAAGCCGAGGACCTTGTGTCCAAGGCTCGCGCTCAGTACGACGCGGACGTGTTCGCCTTGTTTGCTGAGTTTGGCAAAATCCCGAGCAGGGAAGCCCTCATCACGAATGACACCCCGGTAGGCCACGTTGTGCGCTTGCCGGAGAGTGCCATCGTCCAGCCAGCAAAGAAGGCGGGCTAACGAACATGACCCGGAAGGTCCCCCCGACTACTAGTTCCGGGTCATCAGTCCCCGACGCGGCTTGCTCCCCAGCGACTGCGTTCCGCGTCGGGGCATCTCATTACGACGCAGAGCAAAACAGCAAGGAAAGCTACGCGGTGGCAATAGACGCAATGCGGGAGAAGCTGGAATCCTTCCGCTGTGAGCGGGTGGGGGATGCCACGCTTTACCTTGGTGATTGCAGGGAAATCCTTCCTTTGCTTCCGAAGGTGGATGCTGTGGTGACTGACCCGCCTTATGGTATTGGCAAGGACGGGCAGAAGCGAACAACAGGCGGGCACGGCGGGCGCAAGGCTTACGACTTCATGAGATGGGACGCCTCACGACCTGACCCTGAGACATTCGCCGCTCTACTGAACGCAGGCGCGCAACACGTCATCTGGGGCGGGAATTACTTTGCAGACCTCTTCCCCCCGACCGGGAAGTGGCTTGTTTGGGACAAAGGGCAACGCATCAACCAGTCAGACGGCGAACTCGCTTGGACGAGCCGTCAGGTAGCGTTGCGCATCTTTGAACTTAACCGGGTCGCGCTGATGCTCGACGGCGCACAGCACCCGACGCAAAAGCCCGTCGAAATTATGCAGTGGTCAATAGAGCAACTCGAAAGCCCACGCACCATCCTAGACCCCTTCATGGGTTCCGGCACTACAGGCGTAGCCTGTGCCAAGCTAGGGCGGAAGTTCATCGGGATTGAATTGGAGCCGAAGTATTTCGACATAGCCTGCAAGCGCATAGATGACGCTTACAAGCAGCCAAGGCTGTTCAAGGACGAGCCAGCGCAGAAGCCGAAGCAGGAGGAACTGCTTTGAGTTACGCAGAAGCCCGCTTTGACATGCCCCCCTCCGCCAACCGCATGTGGCGCAAGGGCCCGTTCGGGATGCATCCGAGCGCGGAATACAAAGCCTGGAAGACGGCCGCGTCCACTCAAGTCCTCATAGGCCGCAAGGGCCTCACGATCGACGCCCCCGTCGAAGTCACAATCGTAGCGAAGCAGACCCACAAGGGTCGCGATTTAGACAACATCATCAAACCCTGCGTGGACGCTCTCCAAGAAGGCGGGCTGCTGTCCAATGACAACCATGTGCGCCGCCTGTTCGTCAGGTGGGCTGACTTTGCGCAGGACGAGAAGGAATTGGCTGGACGAGAAGTTCGCATTGAAGTGAGGACACTGTGATGACTCAAGACGCACTTGATTTCTTCGGCATGTCACGAACTGCCGACCCTGTTACATCCAAGGATGCCGCCGCGAAGGTGGATGCAAGGGGCCTTAGCAAGCTGGTGTTGAAGGCGCTGAAGGTAAGCCCGAAGACCTCAGAGGAAACGGCAGCATTTCTTGGCCGTGAGTTGGGTTCCATTACGCCCCGCTTCAAGCCCTTGGAGACTGCTGGCCTGATCCAGAAGACCGGGACCAAGCGCGCTGGCAAGTCTGGCTCACAGCGCGTGGTGTGGGAAGTCACCTTGCTGGGGGCCATCCATGCTGCGTGACATCACCCCAATCCTGATGGGCGATCCCGGCTCAACGTATCGGAGAAATCCGACGCCATCGGAAATGAACATGCATTCGGTTGGCAAGTGGACGAGAACCCCAACAGTCCGCCGCCGCAGGGCTTCCATGTGGAACATGGAGGTTGGGCAGTCGTTCCTGGTTGGCTCACGCACTGCGGCCATATCGGCTTGCAGGAGGCTTCGTGAAGGCGGGGTTGAATGCCGGATGGAGAAGTGCGCCGATGGGTATTTAATCAGGAGGGTTGGGTGAATGGCCCGCATCAGAACCATAAAGCCCAGCTTCTTCCGGCACGCGGACCTGTTCGACGCCGAGCAGAAGCACGGCCTGCCTCTTAGGCTGGCGTTTGCTGGCTTATGGACAGCAGCAGATCGTGAGGGACGCTTTGAGTGGAACCCGCGCGCCTTGAAGCTGGATGCACTGCCATACGATGAAGTTGACTTCGGCAAGGTTCTGGACGCCCTCGCCTTGGAAGGATTCCTCGTCAAGTACAAGGTTGGCGCACGCACATATGGGTGCATCCCGAGTTGGGCGAAGCATCAGCAGGTAAATTCGCGCGAAACCGCCAGTTTAATCCCTGCGCGAGACGAAGCAGGCGCAAGCACGTGCACGCACATGCCTGAACCAGTGCAGGAACGAGGGGAAGGGAAGGGAAGGGAACAGGAAGGGAAGGGAACGGATACTGCTACGCAGACGGAAAAAGTTCCGTCGATTGAGCAGCCAAGTCCGCTTGACCTGAAGAAAGAAATGTTCGCCAGGGGTGTGAGTTATCTGACCTCGTGCGGACTTTCCCAGCCTGATGCCCGCTCGATGCTCGGAAAATGGAGGCGTGACCACGGGGAGGTCGCCACGCTGATGGCGCTTGCGACTGCGGAAGGTGCCGCAGTTTCAGAGCCAATTCCTTACGTTCAAGCCATTCTGAGAGGTAACAAAAATGGAAAACAACCCAGCAAGCAACCGCTCTCTGATCACCCGCTCGGGATTTTTGGCGAACTCGGAGACGAGATTGCAGAAGCTGACGAAGGCAGTCGGGGAGCCGATTACGCCAAGGCAGTTAACTGAGCAAATGGCTAGGCTGAACGCCACATTCGGGACGCCGAAGGACCGCACACCGGAGCAGGCCAGGATCATGGCGAATGAGTGGTTCAAGGCCCTGCGTGGGTTTGGCGAGCGCACCGTGGTTGGGGCGATAACAAAGGCAATACAGGCATGCAAATGGTGGCCTTCATTGGCCGAGATTGCCGAGCATTGCCGGAACGATGACGAGAGCTGGCGGGAGGCTATTGGCGTCAAGGGAGAAACTGGCGGGCCGAAAAGGTTTACCGAGAAGCAGGAACCCGACCTGACGCCGGACGAGATCAGCCGCCGCGCTGCGGTCATTGCCGAAGCCAAGCGCAAATACGGCTGGTCCCCAGCCTTTGACGCATGGGACGAGTGCAACAAGCCCCAGAAGGCCGACAACGGCCCGTTTGTAGTCGAGGTCAGCGACGTTTCAGACGAACTACGGGCAGTTTTGAAGAAGCAGAAAGGACGCAGCCAATGACTGACATGGAAATCATGCAAATCCTAACAAGCGGCATGGACATCTTTGACCAAGGGAAGGCTTTTAGGAAAGCGTTTGACGCCCTGAAGCCATCAGCCCTCAAGGTCCAGCCAATCAAGGAGCGCAAGAAGCGTGTCAAAACTGCACTCATCCAGACTGAAGCCGGACTAGTCCAGAATGGCCTTGACCATGCCGAAGCGAACTGAGCCGACTGAGGGCTCTGACTACGGCACCCCGGAGGCCCGTCGCAGGGCCTTCTGGGTGGTCGAGCAGCCCAACCCAGAAGACCGCTCCACCAAGCGCATTCGGGTCGAGCAGGACATGATTGATTGGTATCTGCGCCGCCAATACATCACGGTCATCCAGGCTGATGCCCTCCGCAAGTGGCAGGCTGATGCCTACCTCAGTGGCCTCCTGCCAGCCTGTATCGGGGGCTACCAACAGAGCATTTACGGGGGCCAGAGCGAACTCTCTGACCTCCGCATTGCAGCCCAATCCCGCAGGGCAAACGCCATCAAGTTCGTGGCGAAATTGGGCCACAACGCCGTCCAATTGGTGGATGCTGTGGCTGTAAATGGCAAATCAGCGGGAAGGTGGTGGCTGGAAAACATAGGCGGGCCAGCGAATGATGCGCTTGTCATGCTGGATAAATTGGCTAATGGTCTGTCTAGGCATTATGGGCTCGCTAAGTGATAAAAACATCACTTGACCTTAGAAACCATCTAAAGTAGAAAAACGGTAGCGCCCGAACTGCGTTCGAAGCGCGACTCCATCCTCCTCCGAAACTGTCAGCCCTGCGAAAGTGGGGCTTTTTTCATGGGTGACTCATGGCGAAGAAGCGCAAGGGCGGTCGCTGCTAAGTGGCTCTCGCCGAAACTGAATCAACACAAGAGAAACACTGGCTATGGAAGCCGGGGGCCTCACCAAATCCTGCGG